TATTACTTTTATTTACTGTTAGTAAACGTAATCTTCTACAGTCTATTTTAGAAGATTGTAAAAGTAGATATTGCGAACATCATGAAGAAATAGTAGAAAGTTATCTTAATGAAATTGATTTAGCATTGGATAAAGTTGAACTTGATAAATATTTAAAACTATGATACACCCACAAATTTATGTAGGCTTAAAATTAAAGCCAAAACAAGTTAATTTAATATCCATTTTCGAAATGGTATGTGAAAAATTAAACGTACACCCAAAGGAAGTAAAAGGGCGCACCCGATTTGAAGAAATTGTAAGGGCTCGAATTGTTTACTCAATTTTAGCGCTTAATAGTGGTTACAACTTGCGAGAGGTTGGAACATTGATAAACCGCCATCATGCGAGTATTATCCACTACAAAGAGGAATTTAAGTACATGAAGTACAATCCGAGATTAGAAGAGGATTTTAATAAATGTAGGGTATGATAGTGCTATATTACATTTTATTTAAGATATTTGTTACTTATTTAGAGATATTAGATTTTTTCAAAAAATATTTTTAACTTTGTAACTCATGTTTTAATTGTTTAAGCTCGGGGACGTAAGCGCCCCAGCTTTTCTTTTAAAACCAAAATAAAAAACATGAAAAAAGCATTAATTTTTTTAGCTAAAATATTACTATTCCTGATTTGGTTTAGTGATAGGGCTTTACACTTGATATTACCACATCGAGAACATCCAAAGTTTAACGATTGGTTTAAAGTCTGGAATACTGTTAAATACAGCTTTATAAGGTTAATTATTATTGGAATTATAATTTTTATATTTGTATGAAAACCGAAATGGTAAAAATATCGGAGGTTAAAAACAATCCGAACAACCCCAGAGTAATAAAGGACGATAAATTTGAGAAACTTGTAAGGAGTATTAAAGAGTTTCCAAAAATGCTCGAAATTCGTCCCATAGTAGTCAATGATGATATGATTGTATTGGGTGGAAATATGCGATTAAAAGCGTGTAAAGAAGCTGGGTTAAAAGAAGTACCGATTATTAAAGCCAGTGATTTAACCGAAGACGAACAAAGGCAATTTATTATAAAGGATAATATAAGCGGTGGCGAATGGGATTGGGAAATGCTTAATAGTGAATGGAATACTGAGGATTTAGAAGATTGGGGTTTGGATATGCCTACATTCGGTGATGAGGTTGATTACTCAATATTGGATGATGAAAATATTGACGACATAATTGACGACATGACTGCCAACGTAAAAAAAGCTATCCAAATTGAATTTGAATTAGAGCATTATGAGGAGGCAAGTGAATTAGTTAGATTTTGGAGAGAGCAAAAGGCTTATGTTGGAGGGATGATTATGGAGTATTTAAAAGCAGAAAAAGATAAATTATGAAGCTGAATAAATTAGAGTATAACCGAATACAATTTTACGCAAGAGAAAAAACGAGTGATGAAAAAACATTTGATGAGGTAATTGTAAGGAATGTTTATGAAAAAAAGTATTTCAAGATTAAACCAAAAGAACATTGGATTGATTTAGGGGGCAATGTTGGTGCATTTACCTTAAATGCTATTTCAAAAGGTGCAACAGTTGATGTTTATGAGCCAGACCCATTTAATTGCAAAATGATTGAAAAAAATCTAAAGCTAAATAACATGGACGCCAACATACACAATTTAGCAGTTGTAGCCAATGACATGAAAAAAATGACGATGTACGTTGGAAACAATATGCAAGTCTGGAGGAACAGTTTATACAAAAATTGGGGAAATCAAAAATTTACTGTTAATTGCATAAATTTCAATGATGTTATAAAGCAGGAACATTGTGTTAAAATGGATATAGAGGGAGCAGAAATGCCAATATTAGAGGCCATGAACGTAATGCCTAAGAAGATGGTTTTTGAATGGAGCTTTGATATTGATATTTCACTTACCAGATACCGAGAAATTGTAAAGAAGATGGAGAAAAATTACCCAAATGTTCATGCTCCAAGTTATTCAAATGATTTTGTTGAATGGCAAAAAAGTTGGTTTCCAGCTTGTGCAAATGTTTTTAGTTACAGATGAAAAAAGTAGAACTAATAAAAGTAGAACACAACGTAAAAATTGGGCAAGAATGTGGAGCATTTACACCAAACGTTACAGAGGATTGTTTTTTAACCGAGAATGGCAAGACAATCGGATTCTTTATTAAGGACATCAATAATTACTCTAAAAAATTAGCAGATTACATTGCCATAGCAAATAAGGAATTTAACTCTAACAATGTCCCAAAGACAAAAATGGCAAGAGCAGGAAAATTAAGAGCGTTACAAATGGGCATGAGTAAAGAGGAGGCGCAAAAGATTGATGTCGAGCAAATGAGTTGTATAATTGGCTCAGTACCTCCAAAGGCATTAATGATGAGAGAATACCCAACAAGGTCAAGTGTACATAATGAGCCAAAAGCAAAAACATTTGTAAAAGCAATGTTATTAGCATGTAAAGAGGCAGAAAGCATTATAAAGGATTTGACTCCAGAAATATACAATGAGCAGATTAAACTAATAGAGGAGAATGTACCTAAAAAATGGAGGTTCGGAAAACTATTTACAAGCTCAATTTCAAATTACAACATCTCGGCTCCTTTTCATAGGGATGCAGGTAACGTTCAAGGATGTGTAAACGTTATTATTACTAAGAAACAAAACGCAAAAGGAGGTAATTTACACGTTCCCGATTATAATGCAACATTTGATTCATGCGATAACTCAATGCTTGTTTATCCTGCATGGAAAAATGTACACGGAGTAACACCAATAGAGCCAACTTTTGAGGGGGGTTATAGAAATAGTTTGGTATTCTATCCATTAAAGGCTTTTAAAAATTTCTAAAATTACCTATTTTATTAAAAATACAATGATAAAACAGTGATTTATGGCAAAGGAGGATAATTTAAAATCATATAAGCCCGGACAAAGTGGAAACCCAAACGGGAGACCTAAAGGAAGTAAGAACAGAAGCACCATTGCAAAGTATTGGTTAGAAGTAAATCAGAAACTTAAAAACCCTATTACTGGGGAGGATGAGACAATGAGCCAAGAGGACTTAATGACGTTGGCATTAATCAAAAAAGCAAGAGAGGGTGATGTATCTGCATATAAGGCATTGATGGATTCAGGGTATGGAGCTCCAGTACAACAGATTGAGCAACAGCAGACCAACATTGACCTTTCTAATCTATCAACAGATGAAATAAAGGATTTACTAAAGGATGAATAAAAAAGAAGTAGTTAAGGAAATATTAAGAGCTGAACTCTCAAGACGTTTGTTTTGGGAGTTTTGTCTATTTTATGACAAAGAGTTTTTCGGTAAACGATCTTTTTTAAAACAAGTTGCAGACGGTTTCCAATTAATCGAGGACGGTAAAATAAACAGCCTTTCGGTATCAATGCCACCAAGAGCGGGAAAATCGTATATAACAACACTTTACAGCGCGTGGGCTTTAGGTAAGAGCCCACAGGAAACGGTAATGCGTAACACTTGTACGTCTACTTTATACCTAAAATTCAGTTACGATGTGCGAAATGTTGTTAAAAGTGAAAAATTCCAAAAGGTATTTTCAAACGTTAAATTATCAGACGACAAAGCAAATCTACATGGGTGGAATACAAACCATTCAAGACAGGTTGGATATTTCGGTGCTGGAGTTCATGGAACAATTATCGGATTTGGTGCTACCAAATTAGCTATTACGGATGACCTTTATCGAGGTTTAGAGGATGCTTTATCTGATACAATTAATGACGGAATATTGCAATGGAAAGAGGGAACGCATGATACCCGAATTGAGAAAAGTTGTAGCCGAATTGATATTGGTACACGTTGGAGTATAAAGGACGTTATCGGGCAAAATATGGATGCTAACAGGTACGATTTAAGCATCGTTATCCCAGCATTAGATAGTGAGGGTAAATCATTTTGTGAGGACGTTATGAGCACCGAACAATACGAAGATATAAGGGGGCGAATAAATCCCGATATTTGGAGCGCTGAATATATGCAAGAGCCAGTCGATTTAAAAGGTAGGCTATTTAGTGGACTTAACAAAGTTCAAACTATCGATAAAACAAAAATAGAGGGCTACGTTGGTTATATTGATGTATCAGACCAAGGAGCGGATTTTACAGCAATGGCAATAGGTGGAATAATTGGAAATCAAGTGTATATTGTTGATTACGTATTTACCCAATCAAACACCGATATTACACTACCTTTATGTGCTCAAAAGTTAAATGACTGGGGCGTAAAATATTGCCGTGTTGAAAGTAATAGTATGGGGGCTATGTTTAGCCGACAACTGCAGAAATTAACTAAAACGCAAATATTACAGGTTAATAACACTACAAACAAGATTACAAGGATTATAATGGAAAGCGCCTTTATAATTAACTCCTTTCATTTTTTAGAGGTTAATAGTATAGATTACCACCAATTTATTGGTAATGTAGAAAGTTTTAGTAAAGAGGGTAAAAACAAACACGACGATGCCCCCGACTGTTTAGCTGGGTTATCAATGTTTTTAAAGGGCTTATTTCCTAAGCTATTCCAATTATAGCCCTTTTTTCTTCCTCAGTTAATTCAACTCCAGCCTGTATAATTTTATTAAGTGCATCCGCTTTAGAATTTAGCGCCTGAGCTTTTAAATTCATATCATCTTGCAACACCGCAATATGGCTAAAATCAGGCTTTAAATATAAACCTTGCGATGATAATCCTAACTGCTGGCTAATTGTTGAGTACATTTGTTCTGTTTCAGGGATGATAGTATCTTGGTAAGCCATACGCATTGCTTGTTTAACTTCGTTACCATTTGCCAAAGTACCGCCGTTAACATTTGAAAATAAATTGTAGCTTAAACCGTAGGCGTCAATTATTGCAATTTTATCTTCTGTTAATTCCTCGAAAAGCATTAAATCTTTAGTTGGGTAACTCATAGGCGTCCAGTTAACATCCGCCTCAGTCATAACTAATTTATCTTTTGAACGTCTTAACCAATCTTGTTGGATTTCGTTTTTTTCTTCAGGCGTCATTGGTAATGATCCACCCATATCCGATTTCTTACTTGATAAAATACCAATTGCACCTATATTTTCCAATATGACATTACGCTTTTTATAAGATGCCATAATATTTGACAATGGATATTTAAGGGTTTCAATTCTATTTTCAACGTTGATTAAATTGATGCCGTCTGGAGTGTTCATGTACACCATATCTTTAAGCTCAATAGTTTGATATTTTACACTATCGTAATAAAATTGAAACTCCTTAATTAAGCCATCCACGTCAATTTGTTCTAATAACTTACCTGTTCCAACTACTTTAATTTTATTCGCTGGTAAAGGCACAATTAAGTTACGAATATCAAATGAGCGAACAGGACAATAAGCAAAAGAGTTGTTAAATAAACCATCGTTAACACTAAGGCTGTAAATGACATCCGCCCAGCTTTGTGTTGGATTTGGACTTGCAATTAAATCAAGCGCCCAATGTTGTTCAATTATATTTCCATCTTCGTCGCAAAGTAAAGGCTTACCGCTCGACATCATTAAGGCACGTTTATTAATTACCGCCCTTAGTTCAGGAATGGTAATATATAAATCGTATGGTTTTGAAGTATCAACCCATTGGGGGGTTGTATTGCCCCAGAATTGATTAACATTTCGCTGTATCATCTTTAAAAGATTATCGTTTTTCCCCGATGTTGTGCCGAAAAGTGAAGTCCAAAAGTTATCTTGCATAATATTTTTTTAAAAAATTGTTATTTTTTTTTCAAAAATACGTATTTTTACCAAAAAATTTGTATAATGAGTAAACTAATTAATGGTTATAATCTAAAATCACTTACTGAAATTAAAGATATTTCGTTGGGAAAGCGTGAAGTTGCTATGTATTTAAGCAAGTTCGATGTGTTAGATAGTGATAAAGATATTATAAAAAAAGGTGCTTTTGCAAGGAGTTTAAAAGATAGGGGAGTTGATAGCCCGAGCAATAGAAAGATTGCATTTTTACGCCATCACGACTGGCAACAACAGATTGGTAAATGGCTAAAATTAGAGGAAAATGATTTAGGTTTATTTGCCGTTGGTAAATTGGGTACTTCAACAATGGGCGAAGATGCATTACGAGATTATGAAGAGGGAATAATTAAAGAACACTCGATTGGATTTCAATACATGACTGATAACGTTCGAAAAGTTGACAATACAGACGGCTCATTTCACTATGAAATATTTGAAGTTAAACTTTATGAGGGTTCGGCGGTTACTTTTGGAGCAAATGAGTTTACAGAGGTTTTAGCCATTGGAAAATCTGAGAATAAAGTCCAATTAGTTGAGAAACTAAGTAAAGAAATTGATATAATAACTAAAGCATTGATAAATGGTAGAGGTACAGATGAACGCCTTTATAATTTGGAAATGAAACTAAAATACTTAAATTCGCGTTTAATCGACCTTGCAATGATGCAGAGTGCTATTAGTTCCAAAGCACAAGCGGAGCAAATCGACAATAAACCAAATTTTGATTGGAACAAATTAAATAATTTATTGTAAAACTAAAATTTTAAAAATGGAAGAAAATCAATTAACACCCGAACAAGTGGTGGCAAAATTTGAGGGTAAAATTGCAGAGGCTGTAAAGGGCTTCGTACCTCAATCGGAATTAGATGCGGTTAAATCGCAATTAGAAGCTGTTAAATCTTTAACCGAAAAAAACAGCGGTTCAGATGAATTAAAAGTAAAAATGGTAGAACTTGAAAGTTCAATCAAAGCTTTAAAAGAGGCATCTAAGGAAGCTCCTAAAAGTGCTAAAACTTTAGTTAGCTTATTAGCTGAAAAATCGGAAGAAATTAAAACAGCTTTAAAGTCAAACAAAAAGTTTGAATTAGCATTAAAAGCTCAACAAGACCCAACGGACATTGGTACACGTACCGATTATGCTACTTTCTTACCGGGTACAATATTCAAACCTGTAAGAGCTACGAGAATTATTGATTTATTCCGTAGAGTTCCTGTATCAACTGAGTATGTGAAATACAGAGAAGAAAACGTTGTAACTAGAGATGCTAAAGTGGTTGTGGCTTGTGCTACTTCAACAAGTACGACTAAGAAAAGTTGGGTTACTAGAACGGTACAAATCCAAAAAATCAGGGATATGGTTGACCTGTGCCTTGATATGGTTGATGACTATGCGTTTGTGGCATCAGAAATTGAGCAGTTAGTTGGGCAGTCAGTGAAATTAAAAGAAGATAGCGAAATTTTATTAGGTTCGGGAGATATTTTGTCAATCGATGCAATTTCTTCGGAGTTTGATCCTGCAAACGTTTTAGCTCCTTACACTGGTGCGTTTACTTCTGCAACTTTAGCTGAATTAACTGCTGCAATGAAAGCACAAATTTACACGTTCGGTCAAGAAAATAGCTGGAATGCTGATACTATCGTGATGAATTATAACGACTACGTTAAGTTTATGCACCAAAAGAACAGTCAAGGCGATTACTTATTACCAAACTTTGTAATGAGTGGCGATGGCGTTTTAAACGGTATGCGTATCGTAACTTCTCCATTAGTAACAGCTAACAGTTTATATGTGTTTGACAGTACTAAAGGCGAAATTTTGGATAGACAAGGTGCAACTTTAGAAATGAGCTACGAAAACAACGATAATTTCGAACACGAAATTGTTACTTTAAAAGTTGTTGAGCGTATTCAATTCCACGTTGCACAAATCAACCAAGATGCTTTTATGAAGTGTTCAGATATTGCAACTGCATTAACAGCAATTACAGCTCCTTAATCTTGAACTATGAAAAAGGTAAAACTAATAAGAGATTACAATGGTAAGAAAAAAGGCGAGGTAATAGAAGTTACCGAACAAGTATCTTACTTTATGTTAATGAACTCTATTGCCGTTTTATCCGATTGTTCAAACTGTGAGGAGTGTGAAGACTGTAAAAGCAAGAAAAAGAAAACCAAAACAAAGCCCTCTATTGATAAGGGGGCTTTATCTTAAACTTAAATATGAGCTTACTTAACATTACATATCAAGACTTCGGAAAGGGCAAATACGAGCTACATAGTGGAATGTATGAAGCGCCTAAAATACAGGCTTATATTGACAAATACGAGCGCCAATACTTAGTTAAATTGCTAGGTGTTGAATTGTTTAAATTGTTTGAAGCCGATTTAGTTGCTGGTGTTCCTCAAACAGCTAAATATTTAGCGCTTTACAATAGTTTTGAGTATGATGAGGTTAACTGTGGGATTTATATTTCTGAGGGAATGGTTGAAATGGTTAAAGGGTTTGTTTACTATCAATACCTTAAGGATATGACTAACGTTGTTGCGGTAAGTGGAAATGTGCGCCAAATGGGGGAAAACTCCGAGAATGTAAGCACACTTAACACTATGATTTATACAAGATATAACGATAGTGTAAGGACTTACAAGGCAATACAGAAATTTATTTGCGACAATAATAGTGATTATTTAGATTATAACGGAATTAATATTGGTTTAGCATATTGGTTATGATAGAGGCAAGTGAATACGTAAAGGATTTAGTTTTAAAAATAGATAACACCATACAAGGAAGTTATGACCCCTTAACTGGTAGAACTCTAGTTTGTAACACTAAATGGGCACGTATCGGAAAGGTAGTTAAAGATGCTGAAGATAAGGAGTATTTGGTTACGGAATTAGTAACAGATGAATATTTGGTTGCTACTCCATTAATCGGAGAAACTAATTTAAGCGGTTTAATTTATTTGCCTGAGTTGTTTTTTATAACTGGTACTAAAAGAGCTACAAATACCGAGTGGACTATTGCAGATGCTAATTTGAGTAATAAACTACCTTTAGTTTGGTTACTTGAAGTAATTAGCGAAACAGGATTTGGCAAAATGTCGGCTGTTGAAAAAGAAATGGATTTACGTTTATTTTTTTTGGATGAAACCGACCCAAGCCAATACTATACAGCAGACCACAGGGAGCAAGTAGTTAAGCCAATGCAAAAGCTAATGTTAGAATTTATTAAGGTGGTCGAGATTGAACGAACTTATAAGCCGATTGAAAATTACAGATTTAAAACTTTCTCAAGATTTGGCGTGGAAAACGACAAAGGAATGTTACAAAATATCTTAGATGCGAATTTGTCGGGCGTATCTTTAGAATTAACTTTAACCCGATATAAACTAAAATGTAAATGTTAAAAAAAATAAATTATGATAGGCTGTAATTGTAACGTTGGTTTATCCAACACAGGAAGACCGAATTGCGTACCTGTATTTGGTATCACTTCGAGTTTTATTATGGTACCGTTATTCGCAAATGACGGAACTAAAAATGGTATTGATTTAAGCACGGCTTTACCAACGTGGAGCAACTTAATCAATGAAGCGGATGCATCAAAGCGTTGGTTTCCTTTACCAGCTTTTGAAAATGTAGAATTACCTAAAGCAGATAGCCAATTTGAAGAGGCTAACAGCGGAAGAATGGTATTCTTAAGACAAGGTAAGCGTTCATTTGCTGGAGAACTTTGGGCTGAGGATAGCACACCAACTTTATTAGGTAAGTTACAAGCTGGTAGATGTGTTGACTTCGGAATGTACATTGTTGATGTAAACGGTAATTTAATTGGTTCAGAGGTGGACGGTTATTTATACCCAATTCCAGTTGACAATCCGAGCTTTGACCCGAAATTTGCATTTGCTACGGATAGCACAACGCAAAAAATTATGTTAGGATTTGACTTTGACAGATTGTTTGATGAGTCAACTATGTACATGATTACAGTTGAAGAGGCAAATCAAGACTTTACTAAATTAGAGGGCTTGAAAGATGTAAACTTAATTGGTTTAGCGTGTACAACTACTCAAGCATCATTTAGTGCGAAGTTAGATTACGGTACTGCTTTAAACAAAATTAAGTACGTTGGAGCTACTGCAACTGCTGATTGGAGTATTGAAAATATCACTCAAGCGGTAACATTTGCTCCTGATAGCGTTACAGAAAATCCTGATGGCACTTACGTATTGGATTACTCTGTGAGCGGTACAGCATCGGCAAGTGATGTAATTAAGGTTTCTGTTGTTAAAATTGGTTTTTCGGGTTCTGCTACTGATACAATCTAATGGAAGATATTAGAGTTGGTAAACACTCCTTTAATTATAAGGCATTACGCTCGATTAGTCTTGATGTGGCTTTGAGTAGTTTCACACATATTAATCGGGCAATTGTCGAGAGGGCGTGGAAAATAGCAAATCCAGAAGATAAAAAACCGAAAACCAAAAAAATAAAGGGGGCAAATTAGCCCCTTTTTTTTATCTTTGAAATATGATAGGAAAAACACCCATTGATTTACATTTAAAACGTGCATTGTTGCTCGATAGTGCTAAGGCATGGATTGAAGCAAATACAGATGAATTACGCGAATTAATCGTAAATTTGATACGTTATAACCAGTTAACGGAACAGGGTGTAAATAGTGAGGGTAATATTATAGGATATTACAGCCAAATGACTGAAATACTATCAGTGGGGCGAAAAAAAAGAGGGGAGCCGTATGATTTGAACGATACTGGCGAATTTTTTCGAAGTATGTACGTGCAAGTGTTGGCGGATAGCATTGTAGTAAATGCAGATTACGCAAAAATGGAGGACCAAAATTGGTGGAATATTAATATTTTAAATTTAACGGATGAAAATTTGGAGGTTTATATTGAGGAAATTAAAGCAAATTACGTTAAGGAAGCAAGGCGAATATTGGAACTCGATTGATGAAATGCCGTTATACAATTGGATAAAGTGTAATAATGGTAAATTGGAATTTATGCGAAAGGGTAAAGGAACAGCTAAAGAGGATTTAAAGCATTTTAAGTTGATTTACAACGATTATTTAAAGGAATTTGGATTAGATAAACGTTATAAAAAATATTTGGAAATACAGCGAAAAAAAGCACTATTACAAAGCCAATATATTTTAACAAATGATAGGTTTAAATTAACAGAAATTGAAATTGAAGACACAAAGTTAAAGGATTTAGAGGTGCATTTTGGAGACGGAAAAAGCATAGAGGTTATTTTAATGCATTTAGGAATGTATTTAGGCTATAAATTGGATATAAAAACAACAACAGTAAAAGAATATTTTATAATTTTAAACGAATATGGCAAATCAAATAAAACGAAGTGAAATAGCTGAAGAGGACTTATACAAAGATATAAGAACATCTGCTGAAAAAACAATCGAGTACGTAGAGTATTTGAACGAAACACTTAAAGATACAGCTAATGTAATTCAAAAGGAGTTAAAAAAACCTTTGGATAATACCATTGAAAGCATCGAAACTTTGCAAAAAGGTTCAAAGTTGATGAACGATACAATGGAGCAAAGTATTGCATTAGATAAAGCAAAAGCCGATGCAATTAAAGCGCAATTACAAGCAGAGGCAAAATTAAAAGCCATCGAAAAAGAAAAGTTAAAATTAAAGGAGCAATTAATAAATGCAACGGATGAAGAGGTAAAGGCAAAAATAAAATATCAAAAAACAAGTGCGGAACAAAAAAAGATACTTGCAGATGAGATTATAATGAACGATAAAAACGCTGGTACTTTAGAAAAGTTAGCAGCGCAAAGCCGTATTTTAAGACGTGAAAGGGAGAAATTAAACTTAGAAACAGATGAGGGCAAAAAAAGGTTAAAGGAAATTAATGACCAATTAGATGAAAATAACGAGATTATACGAGAAAATTCCGACGCTTTAAAGCAACAAAAAATGAACGTTGGTAATTATACCGACAGCATTAAAGAAGCAACAGGGGAATTAGGCGGTTTAATTGGTGGAATAAAGGATAGTATTGATAATATTAAGCAACAGGCGAAAGCTTTTATACAACAAGCTAAGGCGGCAGATAGTTCGGCTAAAAAAATGAAAGTTTTAGGCGCGGCAATGAAAGCTACTTTAATTGGTTTAGCTGTAGCTGGAGTTGGTGCAATTACTTCAGCGTTAAATGAAACAAATGCAGGGTTGTTAGCAATGCAAGGCACAGCCCAACAGGCGTTAGGAGTAGTTCAACAAGGTGGTAATTGGTTAATGGATGATTTTAAAATATTAGGGTTAAAAATTGAAAGAGCAACTTTACAAGTTCAAGAATTTTTTAATGGCTTTACTGATACGCCTGAAATCCAAAAACGATTAAAGGAAATTAAGGAGGAAATAGCGAATATAAATAAAAAAGATTACGACCCGGGAAAAACAGCCGACAGTATAAAAAAGGCTATTAGGGCAAATATGGAATATGAATGGAGTTTAGCCAAAACGAACGAAGAAATAGAGCGGTTAATGGGTATTGAAGAAATATTTAGTGACAGAGCTGGGGATATGACAATTAGTTTTGACAAACAACGTCGGGCGCAGGACCAATATAATCAAACGATAACCAAACGTATAGAGTTGGAAAAAGATTTGGCGAAACAAAACATAGACGTACAAGCAATTAAAATACAATCTCAATTATTAGAAGGTGGTGAAAAATACTCATTACAACAAATTAAAAATTTAGAATTTTTAGAGAAAGAAACTTCAAGAATGTTAATTAATAATCAAACATTATTAGAACTAGCAGATGCAAAGCGTGAATTAGTAGCTAAAGAAAGCGAATTAAATAATGCTCAAAAGAAAATGGCAATGGAGCGCAGAAATACCGAAAAAGATGATTTTGAAAAGGAGTTAGATTATGCTATTGATATTTTCGATGTTCAAAAAACGGTAAATGAACGCGTAATGAACATGGAGCGAACGACTTTAGAGCAGAGAAAAAAAATAATAGCCGATACAAAAATATTGGCAGACAGTTCATTTGCAAATCAAATTGATTTAGTCAATAAATACACTAAGGCAAATATTGATTTTGTAGAATTGGTGGAAATGAACGATGAAAAACAGATACGTTCAACTTTGAAAAAATTCCAACTAAACGAAACTACGCTAACGCGTATAATGGAAATTATAAAAGAACGTAAATTGGTGGAGCAAGATTTTGCAGACTGGAAAGCAGAAACGGATGCTAAGCAATTAGAAAAAGACCGAGCAATTTTAGACAGTATTCAAAGTATTGAACAAGAAAATTTTGATTTTAAAGCTGAAACTTTAGATAAAGAACTTGAAAAATTTAAAGAAATAAAGGATAAAGAATTTTTACTAAATAAAAAAATTGACTTAGAGGCAATAGAAAGTTTTAAAAATAGGATTAACGAAATTAGGGATTTAAAAATTAAACAACTTAAAGACCAAGCCGAATTTGATGTTCAAATTGCTGAAAAAGAAATTATAGAAGAAGACCAAAAAGCAAAAAAGATTGAGGAAATTAACAATAAGCTAGTAAATGATATTTTACGCGTTCAATCTGAGGCACTAGACAAACGTTTGGAAATCGACAAAGATACTTTAGAAAAAGAAAAAGAGTTAATGCAACGTAGAGCAGAAATGCAAGTACAAGCATTACAGAGTTTAACCGACTTAAGCAACGAGTTAACCGACCGTAGAATTGCAAAAATTGATGAAGAAATTGATGCAAGTCAAAGGAGATTTGATAGCTTACAAACTTTGGCTGAAAGTGGTAATATTTTAGCGAAAGAAAGTATGGCAGAAGAAGCTAAATTAATGGCCGAACAAAACAGAAAACGTGAACAGTTGGAACGCAGAAAACAACGCATACAATTAGCTAGTACAGTGTTGGAAACGTATTTAACAAATTCGGCAAATCCAGATGTTAAAAATCCGTTACAAAAAACAATAACCGATACGGTGTTGTTAACTGAATTTATAAAGTCTTTACCAGCGTTTTTTGAGGGTACAGAAGATACAGGAAAAAACGGTAAAGGAATAGACAACAAAGGTGGTTTTTTATCTGTATTGCACCCGAATGAGCGTGTAATTACTGCCAAACAAAATGAATTAATAGGTGGAATGAGCAACGAAGATTTAAGCAAATTGGCGTACAACTACCAAAATGGAATGATACGAAATATAACAGATACGCAAATTGGGAGCGGTTTTGTTGGGGTTGAAATTTTAGCGAAAAAATTAGATAGTTTGGAGCGTACTATTGCTAACAAGCCTGAGCATACTTTACAAGTTGAGCAAATAATTAGCGGTGCAATGGCAATTACTAGGACCACTAAGCAAGGTAACACTAAAATTTATAATCGTTACAGAGTATGAAGCATTTTTTAAATGGGGTGGAAATAGCACCACGAAATGTATTAGAAATTGGATTAATTACCGACTATACTGGCAATCCTGAGATGTTGCAAGTTGATACAGATACTATTATTTTGCCTCGTGAGGGTAAAGATATAATTATGCAACATATTTTAACACAAGGTGTATTTGAGGGTATTCCGTACACTATTAAATTGGACGGTGTTACCTTAGATTATTATGTAGATTTAACCGAAAGTTTAAATATTAAAGATTATGAGGTTGAGGTAAAAATAAAGAAGCGTAAAGGCTTTGATAATTTCTTTGAAAATGCGCAAGGTTTGAGCTTTGAGTTAATGGCAAAAAAAGGAGTTAATTTTGATTTTATCAATATTCCATACTTAATTATTCCCGAAAATCAAACAGAAATAGCACTTACAATTAGTTTGGCAAGTTACGCATTAACAAAGGAAGCTATACAAGCAACTAAAGATTTGGTTACAGCAACGCGCGACTTAATAGAGGCGGTTACTCCTAATGCAAGTATTCCACCTGTTCCGCCAATAGGCGAAATTATATCTTTATCTTTGGCGGTAGTTGCTCAATTAGCGTACACCATTGCTGTTTACGTGGCTTTAATTAAGTTACTTAATCAATTATTGGCTTTGGTATTTCCAAAAGTTAGATTTTACAAGGGTGCAACCATACGAGAATTAATAAAAAAAGGTTGCGAATTTTTGGGATATACTTTAGACAGCAAATTGTTAGATGCATGGCAGAATTTAACCATTATGCCAGTGCCATTGATTAAGGAGAAAAAAAGCATTTTCAACTTTATTCAAAATGATTTAAATTTTAGCTTTACAAAAGGCTATCCAACGGCGCAAGATAGTGTTAGCACTTTAGGAGAGTTGATTAATGCGGTGGAAATTCAATTTAACGCGCGAACTAAAGTGTTAAACGGAGTTGTACAAATAGAGCGTAGAGATTACTGGAAAAACATTAGTTTAAATACTACTTTACCAGCTTTAACACTGCAAAATGAAAGACAAAATCAATATAGATTGAATACGGAAGAGGCGTGGAAGCGTACATACATACACTACCAAGTTGACTATTCCGATGTTCATACCTTAGATGCGTTTGACCCGACGGATGCCGAATATAGCACCGAGCCTTTGAACGTGATTAATTCCGATTTGGTAAGTATTCGAGGTTTTAACGATGTAAATATTCCTTTTGCTTTAGGGGTTCGAAAAGGCGAGTTAAATTGGTTGGAGAAATTTTGTAAGGCATTTCTAAATTTAGCTGATGCGGTGGTTGGATTATTTGGAAATAACATAAATTATTCGGCTTTAATTACCAATAGATTAGGAGTTACCCAAATTAGCCAACAATATTACTCTGTTACAAAGTTGCTTTATGCGGTTAATGGTAGACAACCAAGTAACTACATTGATAAGATTAAAGCAAGTAAGATTTATCAAGATTATCATAAAATTAATGAAATAAATATTAACGGTTACAAAATTTATTCCGATGTACCTATGCGTTTAAATCCACAAGAATTTATATCTTTGTTGGATAACAACTATACTTATATTAATGGTGTGTTGTGTGAAATATTAAGCATACGTTATACGGATGAACAATCAAGCGCAATAATAAGCTATAAGGAGCCGTATAATTACGCTGATGGTAAAGTAGAAATTTTAACAATTAATCAATAATGGAAGACGTTTTAAAAAATTTACAGAATTTAACAACTCAAATCGAGAAAATCGTGGAAAAACAAAATGAGGTTTATGCCAATTTGGATGATGAAACTTTTGAAAAGGTTAAACAACACCAAGTTGATATTAACGAAATGATGCGAGATTTAAAATCGGGAAATTTTTTAAAACTAAATAAATTCGTGGAAAAATATGCCAATAATAATAGAAAATAATAACTACTCAAATGCTTTTGGTTATAGTGGTGCTACTTATACGAGTAATAGTGGAGATAAGACGACTTTAGAGCTAACATTTGCCGAATTAATCAGGGTTACAACTTTGAGTAATCCGTTTAGTTTCGACCCTATTTTAAACGTGCTTACAAGTCCAAGTATTAGCTGGGTGGCTGAGGGCTTTAGAGTTGGCGACATTGTCAAGATTACAAGATACGACAATGTAGGAGCGGTTATAACTACCCACGAAGCAAATGTAACAAGTATAACGGCGTCCGCTTTAAATGTGGATAGTTGGGCGACTAACTTATTTTACGATATTTCTGCGAATGATATAATGGAAATAGTGCCGTTGGTAACTTCGGGCGGTGCTGTAAGACGTAGGGATGATTTATTAATTGAATTCAATCATGCATTAAATGACCAGCAAGGAAGTAGTACATCATTAATTGATGGAGAGAAAACGCAGATATTTTTTAGCGGTTTATCTTCATTGGTAGGGACGCAATCGGGGATTTTAGTTGGTAATCAATCTGGGCAATTCTTGATAGATGCTGAAATTGAATATATCGGGTTAAATTCCGATAATTTCCACCAATATACATTAACATTTGAATTTGTAAATTCGGGACTTTATAATCCTGATTGGTTCGCTTTGGGCGACTGTTTAAAGGTTTTTATTCGTGGTTTGTGGTCCTCATTAAGTGGCGAGGTATTTAACCGCGCTGAATTTACCTTAGATAAACAAGCAAATACTGGATTTATCGGCGAAGCGAATAATATAAGCGTTCCAACTGGCGGAAGTGTAGTTACTGCAATTACCGACTTGAAATTTAATGAAGTAAATAATGTTGTATTTGAAGTTAACTTAAATGGAACGAATATAAACGATTTGGCAATCGGTGGAGCTTATTTGTCAATTGATGACAGCTACTACAAAAACAAGCCAACGAGCCAAACAAATTTAACTTACTTACTGCCAACGACAATAATAAGCGCTCCAAACACTTATACGTCCGAAATTAATTCGGGTGGACAATGGGAAATAACAATTAACTCCATTACTCCAAGCGGTGGCAATGCTATAATTGATGCCGATATTGAATTTAACGGAACGTTGCAAACATTTTTAGACGCAAGATTGGATGATAGGTTGTTTTATTTTTGGGTAAAAATTGGAAATACTAATCATTTTTTATATAACGGACAAGTAAATAAAAGTTTAGAGGTTGGAGGGGCTTTAGTAATGATTAGTGATTTTGGCTTTATCGACCATTCTCAAAATGTAACAAGTGCTAGTGGCGACTTAACTGGATTTACTGCAGATATTGAGGACGATGTGGCGTATTATGGAACGTTTAATTTAGAAAAAAACAAAACAAGTTACGAAAATATAAATTTAAGAGTTGAAGCGTACAACACTATTACTGAAGATAGCTTTATTTTACAACAAACTAATTTTAGCTTTAATTCTGTAATTTATCAAAATAGTACAGGTAAATTCTTACTTAATTTAAGCGCTCCAATCAATAACGATTTACTAAATACAAGCGAAAAAAAGAACGCATTAGTGCAATTAACAGGTGTTGAAGATGTGAGTACGTACGAAGTTAGTATTTACTACCCATTTATCTTAAATTGGCGATATTGGTTGACTTTAAGTGGTGTAAATTCCGATTTTGCGCCAAATTATAATCAAGATTGGTTTCCTTATGCAAATACAAGCAATTGGGTTGTTAGGTTTACGGTTGATTTAATAGATGACGGTTTAACATTTACGCACTCAAATGAAATTGGAATAAATGATTACGATGCAAATTTCGATATTAATTCAAGTTTAGTACTTAAAAAACAATCGGATAATAGTGTAGTGGGTTATATTCCTGAGGGCGAGTTACTTTATATTGAAAGCACTCACGAAAAAACATCAGGAAATTGGGACTTTCAAAAGGTTTGGGGGCAAATTACAGTTGAGCCAAAAGATGGCGCACCGCGTTGGATGTTATCAACTATTATTGATTATGATAATAACATTAACAACCCTTTAGCACCAATTTCAGGATTAAATGTAAGTTTTGATATAATTTCGGCAAATATTTTAAATTTTTCTTGTAAATTTGATGCAAGTAAACTTGATACAAGTAACGGTGTTAAAATTACTGCTAAAGTGAAAGAGGGAAATGAAGATATTGTAATTATAAACAAAATTACAAACAACAATGAAGATAAAGTTACTACTAATGATGAACTTAAAATAATGGCATAATATGGCTGGAATTAAAATACATAATTACCCGATTGAGCGCACTAGCTTTGGCGATGATGACTACTACGATATTGATTATTGGACTGGAACGGCGTATGAAACTGCTAAAATAAAAGGAAGCGTTTTAAAATCCGCTTTAGGATATTCCTTTATTGATATTGCGACAATTATAAGCGGTTATACATTGTCGGCAAATGATGCTGGTAAGGTAATTACAAACTCAAATACAGGAGTAGTTAGGAGTTTAGTAGTTAATAACACATTATCGGGCGCTGGTAATTCGTTTCACGTGAAAGGGCGTGTGGCTATACAACCGTTAACAGGTGTTAATATTGATTTACCCGACGGAACTACAATTACAGAACCATCGCAATATAATTGCGAGGCAAACACACACTACGTATTACACCGTAAAGCATCAACTGGTAATGATTGGGTATTATCAGCAATAAACAAAGATACGTTAACAAATTTAGGGTTATCCGATTTGGAGCAAATGGATTTAGTTCGTGTTTTTGAGGTTTTTGAGAATGGAGAATTAAAATTTATTACAAATCATGCTAATTCCGACGCTATATTTAGAGTTGGAGAAAATAGTGAGGAACGTTTTGGCGAAATTACGTTAAATTCAGAAACGTTCAATCAAACTGTTGCGGTTCAAAATCCAGCAAATGACGGACAAGGAATAATTACAAGTGTTAACCCAAATGTGTTTGATGTTGACAGTAGAGATGATATAACAGACGTTGGCACACGTAGGAATAGGATTTATTTTAATCCTCAAAGTACTACGTTAGAATTTACGGATAGTGGGCGTTTAATTTTAAGAAACAGCGGAGTTCCTGAAAACATATTTGAAGATTTAAGCCCTACGAAAAAAGGTTTACAATATAATGCTGACTACTCGGCTGATTATACAGATAGAAGCTTAGTTGATAAAGAATATGTTGATGATGCTATATCTGCTTATACACCAACTGACTTTGATTATATTGATTTCAATACTGCTTATACTCCAACTCAACAAGAGGGTAGATTACATTGGGATGCAGATTATGGTACATTAGACGTTGATTTAGAAGGAAATAATATAAACTTAAAAGTAGGTTTAGATAATTTATATTACATAAAGAATCAAAGTGGAGCTACAATCAATAAAGGAACTGTAGTTAGAGCTGTTGGTACATTAGGTTCAAGTGGTAGAATACTTGGAGATTTAATGATTGCCGACAATACTATACCGCATTATTTTACTTTAGGTATTGCTGGAGAAAATATATTAAATGGTGATGATGGCTATGTTTATGAGTTTGGATTAGTTAGAGGTATAGATACTACAGGTACTCCTTATAGTGAAACTTGGGCAGATGGTGATATACTTTATGTAAGTCCTACAATTCAAGGTGGTTTAACAAAAGTAAAACCTACCGAACCTAATTTAAAAATTCAAGTTGCAATTGTAATAGATGCAGATGCAAATGGTAGCATTTTTATAAGACCGAGTTTAGGCGAAAAATTAGAAGATTTACATAATGTTGAAACTTCAGGAGCAACTAATGGTGATTTAATTGCATACAATACTACAGGTGGATATTGGGAATATACAAAAACATTAAACGGTAATTACATTGTTAATGGTAATGTTACTGCAACTACATATTATGGAGATGGTTCAAATCTTACTGGAGTTAGTGGCGGTCACGAAATATATAGTCAAACAAGCACAACAGCCTTACCTCAACAACCTGCTTTAAGATTTAAAGGTTATTTAGAAGCAACAGATGACGCTGTTAATAGTGAAAGTGTGGTTGATATTGCATCTGGTTCATTGGCAGTAGCTAATACTTCAAGATTTGATTTAAATGGTAGTGGAGATGTTGATTTAAAAATAGCTCAAAACAAACTACTAACAGGAGATATTAATGGTTTTGCTACTGAACTTACTGTAACTACGGATAGTATATTAGGTTTAGATACTAATAGTGAAGTTGTGGAATATGAAGTTGTTGAAATTTATAATATTTTAGCACAAACAGGTGTTATAGCAGATGGACAATTATCATTAACAGATATAAATGGAACATCAGCAAATTTAAAGGCTAAATTTGAAATAAACAGTATTGCAATTAAGAATACTACTGCAAATGGAGTTACTA